GGCGACGGGCTGTGCTCAATGCTCTTGGTGTCAAATCTGTTGAGGAAGCAAAGCGTGTACTGGCGGCTAAAGGGAAGCCGGCCGATGACGACGAAGATGATGACGAAGAGGACGAGCCTCCGGCCAAAAAGTCGAAGAGCACGAAATCCAAGGCATCTTCCAAGTCGAAGAACAATGCCGTGGAAGACGCAACGGCGCGTTACGGGTATCTGATTGCCTGTATCAAGGCCGGTGTATCTCCTGACGACGCGGATGATGTCGTCGACCTCGTTCTGAAGAGGATGGAGGATGAAGAGGACTTCGATGAAGCTCTGAAGGGGTTCAAGAAGGCCAAGCCTGCGTTCTTCGGCACACAAGTTGGCGGTACCGGCAATGCTCTTCGTGGTAAACAGAAGGGTGGCAAAGAGTCGGATAGTTTGGGAGCTCGGCTCGGAAAGCAAGTTCCGAAAGGGACTGCTAAGAATCCGTACTTCGATAACTAGTAAGGAAGGAGAGAACAACTATGCCTAAGCCCGGTGTACGCACCCAGACTGCAACGTCGCCTGTTCAAATCCTGTTCAATGTCCAGTACCAGCTTTCGCTGAGCTGCCGTGTTTCGCCGACCGGTGTGACCGCGAACGCTGATGGCAAGAAGATCGTTCCTGCTGGGACGCCCCTGTATGGGGATGTCAACAATCGGGATACGGACTTCACGGTTGCAGGCACGACGGTTGCCGGTATCCTGCTCCATGCGACGGACGTTACCGACGGCATCAACAATGCCGCCTGCCTGACGTTTGGCTTCGTCAACTTGAATAGACTCGACACCGCTACTCAGGCGAAGATCACGAGTGCCGTAAAGACGGCGCTGCCGATGGTCCAGTTCCTGAAGGGCTAATCACAGGAAGGAGGAAAGAACAATGACAATTTTTGATCTGGTGTCTGCTAACGAGATTGCGTCGTACTGGACTTCCCTTCCCAGTGACGAGCCGCCGTATCTTGGTGAAACTCTGTTCCCCAACGACAAAAAGCTTGGCCTTGACTTGAAGTGGATCAAGGGTGCAAACGGTGCGGTTCAGGTGTTGAAGCCTTCCGCGTTTGACGTGTCCGTGATTCCGCGTCCCAGGATTGGTTTCAATACCATTCAGACTGAGATGCCGTTCTTCAAGGAATCCAAGTACATCGATGAGACCCTGCGCCAGGAACTCAACCGTGTTCTCGAGTCCGGCAATGCGCTTTACATCGACGCCATCATGCGCCGTATCTTTGCCGATGAGGTTGAGCTGATTCAGGCGGCCCGCGTACAGCGGGAGCGGATGCGCATGTCCCTTCTGACCACCGGTGCCATTGACATCGAGGCAAACGGTCAGATTTTGTCCTACGATTATGGCCTGCCGTCCGATCATCAGGTGAACGCGACAAATCCTTGGTCCGATCCCGACTCCGACATCATGGCGGACGTTCGCGAGTGGCAGGATTTGATCGAAGACGACACCGGTGTCCGGCCGACACGCGCCGTTGTTTCCCGCCAGACGTGGCAGCGGATGCTGCGTAACAAGACCATTGTCCGTTCCGTGTTTGTTCTGAGCAATGGCCAGGCCACGATGAATGATGCCCGCCTCAATGCTTTCTTGATGGACGAGCTGGGGATCAGCGTTACCGTCTACAACAAGCGCGTGAAGGACGAGAGCGGCAACATCTACCGGTTTATTCCGGACGATACATTCATCATGTTCCCCACCGGCCAACTCGGTACGACTTGGTTCGGTACCACCCCTGAGGAGTCGGATCTTATGTCGTCCAACGTCGCCAATGTGTCCATCATCGACACCGGTGTTGCGATTACGACCATGGAGAAAGCCGACCCGGTTCAGGTCGAGACGAAAGTGTCGATGATTTGCCTGCCTTCCTTCGAAGCGGCTGATCAGATCATCATCGCTGATGTGGGGTGAGAAGAATGATTGAAATCACCAAGAACGGTATCACCCGTAAGGTAACCAATGGCGCCTGGCTGTCTTCCTACAAGAAGAACGGCTGGCGTGAGGTTGGTAAGAAAACCGCGAAGGTCGAACCGGCTACCGATCTAACGGATGAAGATCTCCGTCTGCCTGGCGAAGAGGACAATGTTCCCGCTTTGGATGAAATCCCGCTCAGCGAGATGAACCTGAAGCAGCTGGTTGCCTATGCCGGCGAACTGCAAATCGACGTTCCGAATGGCACCACGAAACGCCAGCTCCGTGAGATGATTCACGACTATCTCAAGGAAGGCGAAGAGGACGAGGAAGAAGAGGCGGAAGAGCCGGACGAATGACTGGAAGAGCTTCCAGCTAAGTGGTAAGCTAAAGGAGGTGTAGTATGGAAAAGGTTGAACAGCTCAGGATCGAGATCAGAGAAGAGGAAGTTCCGTACTTCACCGAACAAGAGCTTGACTACTATCTGAGCAAAAACGGAGGATGCGTAAACAATGCTGCTTACGAGTGCCTGATCATCAAGTCGGAGAACACAGGGTTGCGTGTGAGTGGCTTGAATACTCAGGACTCGAGCAGATATTTCCTCCGTTTAGCTCAGAAGTTCCGCCCAACGAATAGTGGAATCTTGGGAGGAGGGTAATGAATGAATGATCTTCTCCCAGGTTTCTCTGTTGGAGCTCAAAAGCGCAAGGTCGAACTGAACATCAAACGTTACGGGCGTGAGTATCTGTTCACAAGGTACGTCAGGAATGAGTTCAAAGAGACGACTGATGAGGTTGAAAAGGAAATCACGATTCGTGGGATCTACCACATGAGCACGTCACATATAAAACTCAAGGAAGCTGACGGAAGCAGAATCGTCTCGAAACGGACGCCTATGCTTCTTGTGCTTTATGATGACTTTGTCGAAGACCCGCTTGAAACGGATGACAAGGTCGACGTCAATGGAAGTCCACATCGTGTCACCGAAGCCGTGAATCTTGCTGAGGGGGATTTCGCTTACAGCGTTAGTCTGGAGCTGATCGTATGAGCGGGTACCGGATCGATGCAAGTGACATGATTAGTGGAATGGCTGACTGGTTCGAAAGAGCCGAAAAGGGGATGCAAATGTTCGCAGAGACGGCGGCAATCAAAATGGCTGGTCGTATGCGGGATAGTGCTCCTTGGACTGACAGGACTGGACATGCACGACAGCGACTTACAGGTTACTCAAGCCGTGTCGCTAATGGATTCAGAATCACTCTTTCACATGGTGTCTGGTACGGTGTGTATCTTGAGTATGCGCATGAGCAAAGGTTTGCGATCATTGATCCGACAATCATGGATATGGGTGTGAGAGAAGTTGTACCGGCTTGGCAGAAGCTAACATTTCAAATTGTTGTGAGGTGAGGAGCATGGATGGAAATGATATCGTCTTGTTCCTCCTTGACAATGAAGTCAAGGCTTACTTGCCTGGCCAGCACTCAGGAGAATGCAAAGAGAGGTACGTAGTAGTAAAGGCTCAGATGCGAAATCCGATCATAGGGATCTCAAGTTCCTGGCAACGGTATGACGTATTATGCTATGTTCCTCAAAATGAACGTTCAAAGCTCGAAGCGTTTGTGTCAGAGATCGAGACGACCATGCGTGAGCTCGGCAAGACGATGGCGATTCGGTCAATGAACACACGCTCACCAGACTTTTATGACTCCGATGTTCGTGGTCATATGATGAGCACAGCTTTTCAAGTCTATTACAAGAACGAATAGGGGGTTTTGATTATGGCTTTGACTCGTGGCACGCAGGTAGCGACGATCGATGTCGTGCTCGTCACATTGATCACGCAGCCGGAAGCTGGTCAGACCGCTCAAGAAATCGCCATTGAAACGGGAAATCAGGTGAACGTCACTGCCGTGCTTGACACGCAGGACAACATCAATCTGATTAACCGCTCCACCGGCGTTCTTCTTGCGCAGAAACGCGGCAAGGTTACCGTCACCGGCAATACGTTGGTCATCCGTGACAACGTGTTTACGCCTGAAGTAGCATTGATTCTCCAGGGCGGTCAGCTTGACCGCGATAGCAACGGCGTTCCGATCCATTACCAGCCGCCTGTGGCCGGTGAGGTTGCGGATGTGCCGTATTTTGACGTGGCCTGCTATTCTGCGCAGTACAATGCTGCCGGCAAGATCGTCAGGTACGAGAAGATCACCTACCCGAATGGGAAGGGGAACCCCGTGACTCTGAACACCGAGGACAATGTCTTCCGTATTCCGGAGTACACCATCAACTCGGCACCTGAAGACGGTGAGCCGCCGTACATGATTGACTGGGTCGACACGCTGCCTGTTGTGGCTGCGCCGACTCCGTAACAAGGAAAAGGAGTAATTGAAAATGTCTGAACAGGAAAAGGTAAAGGCCCAACCTGGCGTCACTCCCATCACATCGATTCGCAGCTACCAGGATGGAAAGATCATCGAGATCCCTCCGTATTCTGAGGGTCAGCCGGTATTCATGCGCCTTCGCCGCCCTTCTTTGTTGAAGATGGCTCAAGCCGGTGTTATCCCGAATGCCCTTTTGAAGGTTGCGACTGATCTGTTCACCACGGGAAAAGCGATTGATGTCGATGACCCTGCAACGCTTGGCCAAATGTACGAGTTGACGAGGATCATGGTGAAAGCCTGTCTTGTCGAACCGACATTCGAAGATCTTGAGGAAGCTGGTGTAGAGCTTACCGATGATCAGCTGGCCTACATCTTCCAGTACGCTCAGTCGGGGGTGGACAGGCTAAACTCGTTTCGTAGCGAGTGAAAAGCTAGTATCAGTCCTTTCGATGTCAAGATTGTACGGCACAACACCATCCATGATTCTTGGAATCGATAATGACGAGAGTGATGATGGTGGGGAGTATGTAGCTTATTGTTTCAATGAGGCTTGTGCTTACATCATGGCAAAGAAGGCAGATGGCCATGAGCCTGTCTACACAAGGTCAAGTGTGCTTACGAAGAAGTACAAGAGCTTTAGCGACTTCTATGAGAAGATTACGTGACACTCAGAGAGTGAAACATAAGTCATAATATAATATATATAATATATAGAATANGTTTCATCTCTGAGTGTACATCTGTTTCCTTTCTATCCTATTCTATTGGTAAAATTCTGAGTGAGATTCTCTGGAAGGAGGTGACATTCTGTGGTCAATGTAGGAACTGCTGTAGGCTATCTGGACTTGGATTATTCTAAGTTTACAAAAGGCTTCAAAGGAGCATCCAACGATCTGAAAGTTTTCCAACAGGAGAATGCAACAGCTGCTGACAAGTTTACAGCTCTCGGATCGGCAATGACCAAGATCGGTAGTACACTGACAAAGACTGTCACACTTCCAATCGTTGCAGTAGGAACCGTTGCGGTAACCTCTGCTGCTGACTTTGAGAAGTCAATGAAGAATATTCAGTCCATCACCGGAGCAACTGGCGAGGAAATGTTGTACCTTGAACAGAAAGCAAAGGAGATGGGACAAACGACTGTGTTCTCGGCATCTGATGCCGCGGACGCTTTCAAATATATGGCCATCGCTGGCCAGGGCCCTGAACGTATGCTTGAATCATTAGATGGCATTGCGAACTTGGCTGCAGCTTCAAATATGAATCTAGGCCGGGCGGCAGAAATTGTCGCTGATAGTTTGGAAGCTTTTGGATTGAAGGCTTCCGACGCTGGTGCTTTTGCTGACGTCCTGGCCGCAACTACGAACGTTGCAAACGTAGAAGTTGATCAACTTGGTGAGACTCTCAAATACTTTGCTCCTGTAGCATCAGCTCTTGGATATACGATAGAGGATGCTGCTGTTGCAATGGCTCTTATGGCCAACCAAGGCATCAAGGCTGGTCAGGCTGGTACTTCTCTAAGAATGGCTTTCCTCCGAATGGTAAACCCGCCAAAGCAGGCGGCAGAGGCTATGGAGGAATATGGGATCAATCTGAAGAAGCAAGATGGCACGATGATGTCGATGATGGAAGTCATCCAACATCTGCGTGAGCGTTTTGCTACGATGACAGAAGAGCAGCAGGTTCAGGCTGCGGCATCAATCTTTGGTGCAAACGCAATGTCCGGTATGCTTGCTGTTGTCCGATCCACTGACGAGCAGATGTCAGATGTTGTTGATGTTATCTCTGATGCATCAAATGCATATGATGGGCTCGGCATGGCTGCTGGAATGGCTGCTACTCAGAATGAAAGTTTTTCAAATCAGGCAACAATTCTAAAGAACAATTTGAATGTGGCTGCCATTGAGCTTGGGACTGTC